ATGGTGGTCTTTATATGACTAGGTTGGATAATGGTAATAGTAGTGTATCATTGTATATGACTGCTGTTGATGATGTTGCATCAAATGCTGATATTGTATTATCACCTAAAGGAACTGGTGCTGTAAAGGTTACAGGTAACTTTGTTATTTCTGACCAAACTTTTACTCTTGAGGATGCTCAAGGACCGAAAGCAAGGTTTGAAGTGAGTAATGTTGGTACTGGTACTAATACCAGAATTATGACATTACCTGCTATTACTTCTGGTAATGGTACAACTTTAGTTGGTGATGACACACAACAAACACTAAGGAACAAGACTCTTCTTATTGATGAGGATTCTCTTGTTATTACTGATGGTGCTGAAGAGGCAGTATTCCAGATTAACTGGGCAGAAACCTCTGGTACTAGGAGGTCTTACTTCTTACCCGATGCAGGTACAGTAACAACAACTCTTGAACCAACTGCAACGTCATCGACTTTACTTGATACAAAGGCAGAGCAAACTGTCCTTAACAAAACTTTTGTAGATCTATCACTTGTTGCTGACTCTGAACTTGGTACTAATACTGCTACCTTTAATACAGATTCACTTACAGCAAATAGAATAATTAGTGTACCTAACACTAACATCACGTTAGTTGGTACAGATGCAACTCAAATTCTTCAAAACAAAACTATGGAAGTCCTGATTCTTCAGGACGGAGGAGATAATAGTAAAAAGATTACTTTTTCTATTACCAATCAAAACGCATCATCAAACCAAACCTTTGAGTTCCCTCAGACTGACAATCTAAATAATGGTGGAAGCAATAATGTTTTCGTATCTGAAGCAGCAACTCAAACTTTATTGGGTAAAACTTTAGTTAACCCTTCTATTAAGAATACTCTTGAGAGTACTAATAGTATTAATATTAACGCAGATAACATTACTGCGAATAGAACTATCAGATTTCCAGACGCTGATGCAACTCTACTTTCTACGACAAACGTAAATGTTGATGACATTACATTTGGTTCTGGTATCGGTGCTGCAACTCTAATTGGCAGAACCAGACAACAACAGTTTTTCTACGCAGGATTCTAATTTATAACAATGGCAAATCAAGGACTTCTAGCACAACTCAAACCATCTGCTAACACTGATACTGTGTTGTACAGAGCACCTATTGATAAGAGTGCTAGTACGGTTTTGACTATTGCAAACGACGGAACAGGTTCCGCTTATGATGTTGCACTTAAAGATTGCGATCAAAAATTAACTCTCGATGCAGCAACATACAAACTACACAAAGGAGATCTCATTTCCACGTATTTCATTACATTGAATACGAACCTTACTAACAATACTAATATTGAAGTTGGTGATGCAATTACCACTACAGATGCAGAAAAGACTTTTAAGTTTGAATCATTTTATATTCCCCCTCTCACTACAAAGTATGTGAAGGCATTTGCTATTAGAGAGATTCCATTAGAATCTGTAACTGGAACATGGGTTGTGGGAGATACCATGACTAAAGGAACTGCTCCAAACACTGCTACAGCAACAGTCTATGGAATTAATATAGATACAATCTATGTTGGACCTACAACTCTTGCTGGAACTGGTGCTGAATTTGCTGCTGGTGATAGTGTAACTGGAACAGGCGGCGGTGCTGGAACTATATCTGCTTCTCCTGCTATTACTACTGCTCAAGAAGAATTCTGTTTCTCTGATACTTCTGGTGGCACATATAATATGCACGTTGGTACAGATCAACTTGAATTACAAGATGATCGTACATATAAATTTGATGTTTCTGATGCATCGATGAGTGGTAGAGATTTTAAATTATCTACAACTATCAACGGTGAATTTGGTCCTGACGGTGATTTTACTCAGACTGCTGATAATGGTACAGAATATACTACTGGTAAAACTACGAGTGGTACAGCAGGTTCTGGTGGTGCATATGTTCAATATGAGTTTGGTACTTCCGTAACTCCAGACCCTCTATACTTCTATGATGGTGGAACTGGTACAGCAACAAATTCTGGTTATGGTGGTTCTGATCGTTCTATTGAAATGGCAGATGAGTACACATATACTGGAATGTATATCTATGATAAAGTTGGAACTCTTGTAAACAGTACAGATGGTTTCTTAGTTGATGGTGTAACTTATACAATCACAGGACAAACTGCTGGTGCTTATGGATATGTTAAGGACTATACTGGTTCAGTATTGAAGTTTGTAAAAGGACTTAATTCTGCTGGTTTTTCTGGTTCGGATACATTTAGGGATGTCCCTAAGTTGAATACAGCACTCAGAACAGTAGCAACTATTAATACTGTAACTACTGATGAAGCAGCAGTTGAAGTTTCTCAGTATCTTGTTGATGGTGATGCTACTGGTAACAATGAAGTAGATAAAGTTACTTCATTAGTTGTTGGACCTGGTGAAACACTTGTTGTAAAATCAACAACAGCAAATAATATATTCAGTTTAGTTGGATATGAAGATGCTTCAAATTCAATTACGACTAGAATATTTGGTCAATCATAAATAATCAAAAGGCAGTATAAGTAATGGCACTCACCAGGTTAAAGAATATTATTACGTCCAGAACTGGACGTATCATATATGTCAACCCAGATGACTTCGATGCTTCTGATGCTATTGACAATAGAGGAAACTCAGCACTGCGACCTTTTAAGACTATTCAAAGAGCATTTCTAGAAGTAGCAAGATTTTCATATAGAGTTGGATTAAGTAATGACGAGTTTGATGCTTTCAGTATCATGCTCTATCCTGCTGAGTATGTTGTAGATAATAGACCTGGTGAAGTTTTATATACTAATGTTCCCCCTATTGATTCAAACTCAAACTTAGACATTACATCATCAAATAATGTTTTGTATAAGTATAATTCTGTTGAAGGTGGTATCATCGTTCCCAGAGGTTGTTCCCTCGTTGGTACTGATCTAAGACGTACAAAAATTATTCCTAAGTATGTTCCTTATCCAACAACTCTTGGTAATGAGATTCTAAGTGAATCTGATGTTCCTGGACGTTGTGCAATATTTAAAGTAACTGGTGGTACATACTTCTGGCAGTTCTCTTTCTTTGATGGTGCAGAAGAGGGTGTATATTATAGACCTGGTAGTACTAACACTCTTGCTCCTAAGTTCTCTCATCATAGACTAACATGTTTTGAGTTTGCTGATGGTTTAAATCCACTATCAACTCTTATTTCACAAGGAACTGTTCCTAATGAAGATTACACAGCAGTTGCAAACATTCAAGAAAGAACTGACCTAGAGATATATTATCAGAAAATATCTAAAGCATTTGCAACAATTCCTGATACATCTGGTGATCCTACTGCTGACCAAATTCAGGCAAGGGTTGAGGAAAACAGAATTGTTGGTCCAATTAGTGATGAATATAGGGTACTACAGATAACTCGTAATGGTAATACTGCAACAGCAGTTACTGTTGATGAATTTGATAACCCAAGAGATCATGGATTCTCTGTTGGTGTAAACATTAATATATCTGGTGTTAGTGGATCTACTGGTCCTTCATCTGAAGCAGACACAGGACTTTATAATGGTTCTTTCACAGTTACATCTGCATCTAATAACGTATTTACATATCAGATGACAGCAGAACCTTCAGGTAATGCCGTTGGTTCAAACATAACTGTTAAGACTGAGATTGATACAGTCGACTCTGCATCACCTTATGCTTTCAACCTATCACTAAGAAGTGTATGGGGTATGAATGGAATGAACGCAAACGGTTCTAAGGCGACTGGTTTCAAATCAATGGTTGTGGCACAGTTTACTGGACTGTCACTACAGAAAGATGATAGAGCATTTGTAAGATATAATAATTCAACTGGTAACTATGATACAGCAGTTTCTGGAGATGGTGCTCACTTAGATGGATTTGCTGAGTATCGTAAAGGATGGGGTCATAGGCACATTGTTGCAACTAATGACGCATTTATTCAGGCAGTTTCTGTGTTCGCTGTTGGATATTCTGCACACTTCACTGCTGAAGATGGTGCTGATATGTCAATTACTAACAGTAACAGTAACTTTGGTAATACTGCACTAAGATCTGCTGGATTTAAAGCAAAAGCATTCTCGAAAGATAAAGCGGGAGAATTAACTCACGTTATTCCACCTAAAGCACTTAATGTAATTTCAACAACTGCAACAGGTACTAATGCAACAAACCTTATCACTCTTGCTGATGATGGATCTGTTAATGGTATTATTGAAGGTTTAACTGTTTCTGGTACTGGTATTGGTGACGATGCAACTGTTGTTTCTTTTAATACAAATACTAGAGTTATAACTTTATCTGTTAATAATACTGATACTGTTAGTGGTAATGTTATATTTGGTGAGGAGACAGGTGTTAACTGGGTCAACATTGACATTCAAAGAACTAGAGTTGTAAATGCTGCACTTGCTGGTCAAGGTCAAACACCAGGAACTAGATTGTATCTCTATGGTTATACTGTAGAGGCATCACCACCAACAACAAGAGTACAGGGTTATACAGTTGGTGCTAGACAAGATGGTACAGGTGCAAGTGCAATTCCTGATAAATTAAACTGTCTGTTAGTTTCTAGTGGACAATCTGAAGCAACTGTAAAGACTGCAAGTATTTCTCCTTATGGACCTTCTGTTTCTGGTCTAAAGGCAGGTGTCGTTGGTTCACCTTTACAGTATGATGCAAACACATATACTGTTGGTGGTACTCCAAATGTTGTTGGTGGTTGGTATCTTTCTGTAGATTCAACTGCTAATGGAATTTACACAGATATTACAGCAAACAGTCAATATGATAACGTAAACTTTACTCCTACTACATTCCTCAGAAGGATTGCTGATGGTAGAGACCTTCAGGATAGAACATTCCGTGTTCGTATGAAGATCGATAAGGATAAAACTAATCCGCTTCCTCGTGATCCGTTGTCTGGTTATGTAATGCAACCATTGAATAGTGATACAACCAATTATTCATTATCTAAATGCTATTACATCTATGACATTGAAGTAGTTCAAGAATTTGAGAGAGGTGTTTCTGATGGACTCTACTATATTACCTTGCTTTGTGCATCTATTACACCTTCAACTTCTAATTTTAACGACAGAAAATTCAGTCAAAACGTCAACGAAGTCTATCCTACGTTTGACAGAGACAACCCTGTTGCTGACCCTGTTGCTGCGGTATCCGTTGCTGACAACCAAACTATCGGTCTTGTAAATGCAACTGATGGTGCTACACCTACACCAGCATTAGATCCTCAAAGATCTATTACTAAGGAAGCAGTTGAGTTCTTACTAGCAGATACAGGTTGGACACAACCAGGTACAACTCCTGCATGGGATTCTGTTAACGATGAACTTTCTGATGTTGAATTAACTGCTCGTGCTGGTGATGAGGAAGAAAGAAAGATTAATATTAGAGAGAATAATGATGGTACTGTTGCTCCTATTCCTGTTGAGTTTAGACGACACTCAATTCTAAGATCAGGTAACCATACGTTTGAGTATCTTGGATTTGGTCCAGGTAACTACTCAACTGCGTTCCCTCAAACTCAGGTTGAGACACTATCTGCAAACCAAGTTAAGTTCTCTCAGTCTATTAAAGAAGAAGCGGGTGTTGCTTTCTACTCTGGTCTTAACTCTAATGGTGACCTATTCATTGGTAACCAGGTTATTAACCCAGTTACAGGTCAGATAACAAATGAAGATATTGCACAGTTGAATGTTATTGGTGAAGAGAACACAACTATTGAGACATTCTCTGAGTTGGTTCTTACTGATAAGATAACTGTTATTGGTGGAGCATCTAACCAGTTAGAATCTATATTTGCTGGTCCTGTTACATTCCAAGGTCTAGTTACATCTACTAAGAACTTACAATCTAAGAAGTTATCTTACTTCAACCAAGATGGTACAGTTATTAAACAGACTCTATTAGCACCAGAAGGGTCTAATGGATTACCAGATTTCTCCAATATTACTGACTATGACACACCTTCTGATGGTGACTTAGTTTATAATATTAACTGGACTCCAGGTAAATCACTTGGATGGATATATTATAGTCAAGCATGGAAGGAATTTGGTTTAACAGATACAGGTCAAATTGAACTTCGAGACTTTGGTGGTGTTAAACATATTGGTATTGGTGAAACCCCTCAACAAGATTACAGAGTTAGATGTACTGGTTCTGTAAGAATTGATGGTGACTTAGTTGTAACTGGTCGAGGTGGTGTTGCTGCTGATAAGTATATTACTAGGTCTTATACTGGTGATGGTACAACTCTAACGTTTGCACTTACTACATATGCTGGTGGTATTAAACACATGGCAAGTTCTGTATTAGTAACCTTAAATGGTGTTGCTCAAATAGCAGGTACTAACTATAGTGTTGATGCTAACGGTGCTAACATAGTATTCAATGCTGGTGATGCACCATTATCAACAGATACTATACATATTCTAGAATTACCTATCTAAATAATAATAAGGTAAGGGGGAACTTATGGCAATTTCAAGAATTAGTGGAAATCAGATCTCCACTACAACAGAAGCAATTCTAACAACATTATCATTTATGAATACTAATAGTGTATTCAAATTACCTGTTGGTACTACAGCACAGAGACCTGTTGGTGTTACTGCTGGTACTTTAAGGTATAATAGTGAGATAGATAACGCAGAAATATATGTTAATGACATTGGTGATGGTACTGCTGGATGGGCTCCAGTTGCAGGTGGTGGTCCTTCTATAGGTGAAGATAGTGTTATTAGATGTAATCCATCAACAATAGCAGAGAATTTAACAGTAGGACCAGTTGCAAATAATGATGCTAAGTACACTAATGGATTTACTGCTGGACCAATAACTATTCAAAGTGGTTACACAGTAACTATTGAAAGTAATGCAGCATGGAGTGTGATATAAAATGCCAGGACGTCTTAATGTTGCTGACATACAAGGTAAATCCCCTAACTTTAAAGTTCATTTAGAGAGTGATACTCTTTTAGAGATACATGGCGACTTAAGATTAAATAATCAATCATATGCACCTATTCCAGGTGGTCCTGATAATGAGAAACCATCAAATCCTCTTTATGGATCTTTATGGATGAATACATGGACAGGACAATTAGAATATTGGAAAGGACCAGGAAAAGGTGGGTGGCAATATATAAATCCAGGTTCTGCTGGTGCTAATACTGAATCTGGAGCAGAAGCAGCACCACAACCAATTATTACTAGTCTTGCTGAGTGGAATAGTATGGCACAAGCAGGTGTTCCCCATCTTGTGCAAACAGCACTTGGAGGACAAGAGATGGTTACTCCACAAACACAGCAAACTCAACAAGGTAGTAAAACTGTTCTTCCTCTTGGACAGATGGGAAGTATTAGTGGGACTAATTTTCCTGGTAATAATAGTAACCAAACATGGAATAGAACATTAAATACAACATTTGTAGAGAACTTTCAAAAATTTGGTTATTTATTTTCAGGTCAACGATTAGCAATAGATGGTGTTTTAGGTCAAAGTGAGTCATGTTGTGACCCATATAGATATGAAAGTATGTTTGGTAGTACATACACAAGTAATTGGGCAGACATTAGAGGTAGTGCTCAAAGTAATTCAGCACATAATCCTTATGAGATACAACTAAATAGTTTTTCTAGTAGTCAGACTGCTAGTTCCAATTTAATCTTACGCTATTCAACTGACGGTAGTGTGAATGGTGGTCAAGGTTTTTATACACACTCACCTTCAGGATACTTATATTCATGATTTTAAATTATGGGAAAATTTCAAGATAAGATCAAACATCGTCTAGAGACATGTTATGATTGTGAGCATTTAATAGATTTTCCGATTGTTCACAAATACCTTAAAAATACACATCAATGTACACAGTGCGGATGTTTGATGGAGGTTAAGGCAAGAATACCTGGAATGAAATGTCCACTTGATAAGTGGTGACATAAATACATAGGATACCATTTAATATCAAATGACTGAAGCAGCAAGATTGACAGTACAAAGTCTATCGGGTATAGGCACAACACTTGGTCAAGTTAGTGTTAGTGCTGGTCATACTTTAGAAGTTGGTGGAGTAGTAGATTTAAGTAAGAATCATGGTGCTTTTCAGTTGCCAGTTGGTAATACTGGACAAAGACCTAATAATCCTAAAGCAGGTTATTTGAGGTGGAATACTGATAATGATGCAGAAGGAAATGAGATAGGTGTGGAGTATTTTGATGGTTATCAATGGTATCAGTATGGTCAATTTACTGAGAGAGCAGGTACAACAAGTTCAGCAGCAGTATCATATAGTGGTGCTTTTGATGGTAGTGGTGATTACTTATTGGTTCCCAGTCCTAGTAATGGATGGAACTTTCAATCATCCGAAGATTGGACAATAGAATTATGGATGAAAGATCTTGGTAGTACACCAAATGATGCTACTCTATTAGAATTCTATCAAAATAGTGGATCTGTTAGTAAATATAAACTTAGAAGAAATGGTTCTAGTTATATTTTTGAAGAGGGTACAACAGCATATTTAAGTCACTCTGGTGGTTGGAACGCTATTAATGATGGTGCTTGGCATTATATTGTAATTGACTCTAGGACTACTGGTGGCACTACTTACTGGAAAATGCACCTTAATGGTAGTACAGTAGCAACACATACTTTTAATGGTGTTCATCAAGCGGTTAAAGGGGATAGATTAACAGTTGGTGCTAATAAAAATGGTAGTGCTGAATTTCAGGGTTATATCTCCAACCTTCGTATAACAAATGCTTCTCTACAACCTACTCCATTACCAACACCAATATCTGCACTAACAACAACCAGTCAAGGTGCTACAACTGCAACTGTTGAACTTTTGATGTTAAGTCTTAATGCTGTTACACCATCAACTGCTGTAAGAACTCCTGGACAAATTGTCATTTATGGTAATGCTGCTGCTTCAGAAGATAATCCTTTTGCTGCTGGAGGTGCTGGTGGTGTTGGTGAAGCAATATTCCATGCTGATGGACCAAACTCAACTAAAACTTATTCATGGGAAGTTCCTATGGGTGTTAGTAAGATCTCTGTAATCTCTGTTGGAGGTGGAGGAGGAGGTGAAGCAAACCATGATGGTGCTGGTGGTGGAGGTGGTGCATTAGCATATAAAAATGATATTGATGTAACTGCTGGTGATAGTATCAGCGTTTATGTTGGTGGTGGTGGAATGGCACAAGGTTGGGGTTCTTATGGACCTAATGGTGGTAATAGTTATATTCAAGTTTCTGGTTCAAACCATGCGTATGCTGGTGGTGGAACAGGTGGTAAAGGTAATTACAGTAGTGGATGTCATAATATTCCTGGTGGATCATTTTCAAGTGCAACTGGTGGAGGTAATGGAGGAAACTCATCACATTATGGTGGATGTCGTCAAGCAGGTGGAGGATGTGGAGGATATAGTGGTGGAGGAGGAAATAATTCAGGTAGAGTAGGAAATCGTCAATATAGTGGTTGTACTTCACAAGATGGTCAAGCAGGTGGCGGTGGAGGAGGTGCTTCCTGTAATGGTTCATCTAATTACTATTCCAATGGTGGAGGTGGAACTGGTATATATGGACAAGGTTCTAATGGTCAAAGAGGTGGACCTGGAGGAAACTCATATCCCAATAACTCCACTGATTTCTGTGGTAAGGGAGGTTCTACAGCACACAATACTGGATTTAGAGGATATGCTGTTAACTCTAGTAACAGTACCTTCTCAGGTACAGGTTCAGGATATAATAGATATCATCCATCATATAATTCATATAGTAGTTACACTTGTCCCGATGGAGGATTTCCTGGTGGAGGAGGTGGAGGTGGAAACTCTGGTCATGCCTATGGTATGGGTGGACATGGAGTTGTGAGGATTATCTATGGTAAAATAGATGGTAATGAAAGAACATTTCCTTCAACTGGTGTAGACCTTTCTACTGAATATGATTCCAATTATACAGTAGAAGAAAATGGTACACAGAAGATGTACTAAAGTATAAATAACAATATAAAGGAGCAAACTGAAGAATGAGTACCTTAAACGTAGACACTATTAATGGGCAGGATTTACACGCAACAGGAATTGTTTCTGCTGGTAGTGCATTAAAAGCACCTAATTATGCCGATTCTGGTAAACCTTCTAGTGCTGACCCAGGAACAGTTATATACAACACAACTGGAACTGATGTTGAAGTTTGGAAAGGAAGTTCTTGGTTAAGTCTGGGTGCTGGTAATATGAGAACGTGGACAACAGAGACACGTCCATCATCTCCTTCGGTTGCACAGTTTGGTTTTAATACTACTACATCACAGGCAGAAATATTCAACGGTTCAGATTGGTTATTATTTGGTTCATCTGCTGAAGGTGCTTCTGCTGCTCTATTTGATTTCAATAGTTTTACCTTTAAGTCTATTGTAGGTAGAGGGTCATATTCAGGACCATCATATTCACAGATGCAAAGTGAGTATGGAAGTGAACCTTGGAATGATGGTACATATTTTAAGCAAGGTGCTTCTCAAGGTTTTCAAAAGTGGACTGTTCCTGAAGATGGTAATTATGAGATAGAGTGTGGTGGTGCTAGAGGTGGTAGAGATTTAGGTGGAGGTTCATATGACTTCTGGGGTGCTGTTATTAAAGGAACCTTCGCATTAACCAAAGAAACAGAATTAGAAATGGTTGTTGGTGTTGGTGGTAACCAATACTATTCACCTCATAGAAATTCATGTGGTGGAGGTGGAGGTACATTTGTTAAGAACGCTACTACAAACCAACATTTGATTATTGCTGGAGGTGCTGGTGGATCTATGGGTGGTTCGTATGGTTGGGGTTGCGGAAGACCAACAGGACACTCTTATGGTAGATCTGGAGAGTACGGTGGTCGTTTAAGTTGTTATTGTCAACCATCACAACCATCACCAGGAAATGGTGGTAGTAGATGTGGTCCCCACGTTGGTGGTGCTGGAGGAGGTTATAACACTAACGGACAAGATGGTTCTGGACATTGCGGAGGTGTTCAAGGAGGTAGAAGTTGGAATAATGGAATGATAGGTGGTAGAGGAGATCATTGTTATTCTCCTAATAATGGTCAAGGTAACTCTGGTGGATTCGGTGGAGGAGGAGGTGGAAACCTCACAAGTCCTGGTGCTGCTGGAGGATGGACTGGTGGATGTACAGGTGGTTCATGGAGTAGTTACGGTCACTGTGGAGGTGGTGGAGGTTCCTATAATTCAGGACAGAACGCAGACAATCAAGAAGGCGGTAATTCAGGAACAACTGGTGGACAATATCAAGGTAACGGATACATTAAGATTACTAAGAAATAATGAATTTTGATGGTATAGATCTTTCTAAGTTACCACCACCCACTCCAGACCCACCAATTTTTATGCCCACATGGTACTCAGATAAAGTATTAGAGTGGGCAGATGGGACTCTATCTGAAATTGGTAAACCCATCATGTTTGTGAGACCTGAGCATCAAGCAGAAAGATTATCAATATGTAATAAGTGTGATGCTTATGATATTGCTAATGATATGTGTGAGAAATGTTTTTGTATAATGAAAACTAAAAGTAAAATGCCTGATGCAACTTGTCCCATTAAGAAGTGGTGATATAAATAACTTGAGGATAACTTTATTGGATTAGACAATGGGCAGATCAATAGAACAAATGAAGACTCTTATTGCTGATGCAAATAAGAAGATTAATGAAATTGATGCACAAAGAGATAAAGCAGTTGAATATAAGTTAAATCTTCTTCAACAATTTACTGAAGTTATTGGAGAGACAACAGTAGTACCTGATGATCCTTATTCTGATGTTATTATAGAACCTACTGCTGCTGATGTTAATTCACATCAATTAATTGGATATACTGGGCATGGTTTAGTACATAAAACAACTAAAGAAGAAAGTTTAGGTAGTTCAGAGTTAGATGAGGATGGTAATCTAATCGTAGAAAGAGATATGGCGACCATTGAAGCGGTAAATAATGAAAAGATTATGGCGGTGGCAGCAGCAGAAGCAGAAAAAGTGGCAGAGGCGAGAGCAAAGACTCTTACTGACCATACTGATGAAGAAGTACCTAATATTGATGATGCCGTTGGACTTAATAATGAAGAGACTGGTAAACCAGAGGGTGTGGAATAATGAGTACAGTTCGTGCTGAAAAACTATTAGGTGCTGAATATCCAGAACAGGGTCTTATGAAGATCCAGATGGATTCTACTTCGCATCTTAATATACAAGGTAAAATTGAGATGGATTTTGGAGGACAAATATGTATTCCTTCAGGCACGACTGACGATAGACCTTCATCTCCACAAAAGGGGATGATAAGAATTAATGAGACTAAGTTAGGTGTAGAAGTATATGATGGTAGTGAATGGAAGTTGATAGTTCAACCCCCAGTAGGAGGTGCTGGTGGTGCTGGTACTGGTGAAACAACTGATGTAGGTCAACAGGCATTTACTTCTGCTGGTAATTCAACTTGGACATGTCCTGCAAATGTTTATGATGTTTCAGTAGTATGTGTTGGTGGTGGCGGTGGTTCAACTAGAGATGAACAAGGTGCAGGTGGAGGTGGTGGTCTTGGATGGGCAAATGGTATCCCAGTTGAACCAGGTCAGAGTTATCAAGTAATTGTTGGAGCAAAAGGAACTCCAGCATCTTCAGGAAACTATGCTGGTAATGGTGGTACTTCATATTTTATAGACACTGCCACTGTGTATGGTGGTGGAGGAGGTGGAACTGGTAGAGATAGAAATGGTTCTGCTAGTAGACCAGGTTACGGTGGTCAAGGTGGAGGATTTGGTGGAACTGGAGGAACTCAACAAGGTGGAGGATTTGGTGGTAATGGAGGAGATGGTAATAGAAGCGGTCTAAATGATACTGGATCATCTTGTGGTGGAGGTGGTGCTGCTGGATACTCAGGAAATGGTGGTCAAGGTGGTCACTATACTTCAGGTTGGGGTACTGGTAGTTCTGGACAAGGTGGTGGTGGATCAGGTGGTTATGCAGGTTCTTCCGAATCCTATGGAGGAGGAGGTGGAGGCGTAGGTCTCAACGGTGAAGGTTCTTCTGGTCAACATAGTTCAAGTGGTGGTGGATATGGTCGTGGTGGATCAGGTGGTGGTAATGGTGGAGGAAACACAGGTAATGACCCAGATGTTCCAGGTGGTGACTACGGTGGTGGTGCTGGTTCTAATGACTCATATGGATCATATGGTGGTGTAGGTGGTGTTCGTATTATATGGGGTCCAGGTAGAGCATTTCCAAATACACTCACTTCAGATCAATAAATACATATAAGAAGGAATAATTTCTCATGTCTCAATTTAGTGCTGCTAGAGTAAGTTCAACTAACATCACTGTATCTAATTTGGTTACAGGTGATGCTGGTATAGGATTCCCTGTATTTACTACTGCTACAAGACCGACAATGACTGGAGGTGATGCTGGTTGTTGTATATACGATTCAACATTAGAACAACTGGTAGTTTGGAATGGTTCTTCCTGGTTACCAGTTGGTAGGGCATTAGATGTATTACCGACATGGGATGATAACACAAGACCAACTACAGGTTTAGTTGATGGTAGGATAGGATTTAATACTGATGGAAATGTAATAGAAATATATTGGGATCCTGGAGAACCTGGTGATAATGAAGAAGAAACTGAGGCGGGTTGGATAACACCATTTGGTGCTGGTGAAGGTGGTAAATTATTTGATTTCAGTTCATATGTATTCAAATCTATTGTAAGTAGAGGTGATTATGAAGGACCAACGGAGTCTCAAATACAGAACGCATATTCTGGTGAACCTTGGAATGATGGTACTTACATGAGGCAAGGAAGTGCAAGAGGGTATCAACAATGGACTGTTCCTGAAGATGGTAATTATGAAATGGAATTGGGTGGAGCAAGAGGTGGTAGAGATTTAGGTGGTGGTCAGTATGACTTCTGGGGTGCTAAGATTAAAGGAACGTTTGCACTAACAAAAGAAACAGAATTAGAATTAGTTGTAGGTGTTGGTGGTAATCAATACTATTCACCTCATAGAAATGAAGCAGGTGGTGGAGGTGGTTCATTTGTTAAGAATAAGACCTCTAACCAATTACTCATTGCTGCTGGAGGTGGTGGTGGTTCAATGGGTGGTTCATATGGTTGGGGTTGTGGAAGACCAACAGGTCATTCTTATGGTAGATCTGGTGAATATGGTGGTCGTTTGAGTTGCTATTGCCAACCAAGTCAACCATCACCAGGAAATGGTGGTAGTAGATGTGGTCCTCATGTAGGTGGTGCTGGTGGTGGATATAATACTAATGGTCAAGATGGTTCTGGGCATTGTGGTGGTGTTCAAGGAGGTAGAAGTTGGCAAAATGGAATGATAGGAGGAAGAGGTGACCATTGCTATACAGGTTCAGGTCAAGGTAATAGAGGTGGATTTGGTGGAGGTGGAGGTGGAAACCTAACTTCACCAGGTGCTGCTGGTGGATGGACTGGTGGATGCACTGGTGGTTCATGGAGTAGTTATGGTCACTGTGGAGGTGGTGGAGGTTCTTACAATACTGGAACTAATAAGCAAGATACTCAAGGTGGTAACACTGGTCAAGATGGTGGACAATATACAGGTAACGGATATATTAAGATAACCAAAGTTTAAACTGGCATAGGGGTAGACAAAGAGGGCAAAAATCTGCTATACTGGCGAAGTATTTGAGCAGAAAGATGCCCTCATTTTATTTGCAATCCATTGATGAAAATGGAGGAACGACTACTAAATCATTTGATTCAAACTATCTTGATGAAGTAGTTGATTATGTTGACGATTTCCTTAGAGGTTCGGGATTTTGTTTTGATGAATTAAAACTTGTTAAAGCATTTGATGACCCATTAGATTTTAATAATCCAAGGGTACTTGCTGAATTAGAAGCAAAGGCAAATGAGAACCGAAATTAACATATATACAAATGTAGTTCATTAACTGTGAATTTTCAGACACATGGGTAAAACTTATAGACGAGGTGGTTCTGAAAGAGGATACTCTTCACCAGGTAAATCACTAAGGGATAAGAGACAACGAGGTACAAACAGATCTGAATATAGAGGGGAGGATAACTCCAAATCAAAAACTAAAACCAAATCTCATTATGAGGAAGAACGATGGACTTAGAAAAGAATAAAATACCAGGAGTTGATGTCTCAGACCAATCTCCTGGTTTAATACCTGAATCATTTGATGATGACCTCGAATATGATGATGCTTCATTTGATGGAGTTGAAATAGAATACACAACGCAAAGTTAATGGAAGACAACGAAAAGTGGGACAGAGCAAGGACTCTAATGTTGGAGTCCTTGTATAAACCAGACAATCATCTTAGGTCATGTTCACATAATCAGAAATGTTATGATGAATTAATGAAAATAAGAGATGAGGTTATAACTTTGGTTCAAAATATACCTAATCCTCACGCACCACCATTACCATTTGGTAAGAAGAATAATCATATTGAACCAACCATTAGTACACCTAATGGTGATATTAGTGAAACTCTAATGAGTGGAACTTTAGGTGATTATTATATGTCAGAGAAGAGGGAGTATTAACAATGGACATTGAATTGCCTGAGTGCATCTTATTAGATGATAGAGAAAAGCAACTATTAAAGGATGCGTTCTTATCATATATGAAAGAGTTAGAAGTTAAAGCAAAGAAAGAGAAACTATTAACTGCTGAAGCATATCAGGAGGTGAGGTATCAACTTGAGAATATGATACAGAAATTACACTTAGGTTATGGCGGTTGAATAACTGTCTACTGAGTTGACACAAGGCAACGAGATCTATTATAATAGAGGAGCGAAAACAAACGAGTTCCCGACTAGACTGACAAATGCAAGGATCTATGGTTGTCTCTGTTCAGCAGAGAAATTACGTCCTGTAAGTCTAATAGAAGCAGTCACATGACCGTTGGGGTAATGCACAATAGACCCTCAGTTTTGTTTTCGCTCACCCTATCACTTACGAGGAGATGGATGTGCCTCTCGGTTCGCTACCGAAGAAAGAACTAACATCCGCTAGCTATTTTATTATTGTCATGTTACTTCGAGAAGCAAAATCTAAGTTTGACTCTCTTGATAAAAGTTTGATACCTAACTATGGTAGAAACAAAGGCAAGAGAGGACAAATAATTGAGAAACTATTAGGTAAAGAGTTGTGTTCTGGTCTACTTGATTTTGATGATGGTGAAGGTAAATCATTCAAAACAGGACAAACTATTGCTGTTACTCAATTAAAACATGTTTTAGATGAACTGATTAATGGAGTATCATTTAAACAGAGTAAAGTATTTGCAAAGTTAAGTAATTGCTGGTTTATTAGATTCACTAAAGAAGGTAAGTTTGATACAGATCTTATTTTCAATAGATATACATCTCCTTTGATATTTGATAAACTATCTGAAGATTGGGATTATGTTAGTGAGTGTGTTCGTTCATCATATAACAATGGTGAACAATTAAAAACATTCAATGGACCTAGAGATAAGAATGGAGTTAACAAACTACTACAAATTAGAACTAAAGCATCTAAGAATAAGGAAGGTAAGTACACTCCATTAGTATATAATGGTCAACAACTAAAGAATAAGTATATGGCATTTTATCTTACTCGTAAATTTGAAAATCTACTTTTTAACATTTAATGTATTATTCTGTTGAAATCCTTGAAGAGTTTATTCGCAATCAGATTGCAAAACCAAGTTCTGATACCACTATTCTTCGTAGTTGGTACAAATATGCTAGAGAGTGTCCAGAGTGGAGATATCTAACTTATGGACATGCCCCTGCTTTTTGTAAACTTGCAAAAGTAGCAGGTAAAAACATCAATGAAGAATTTGGATTTGATGTAATTAAGATGCACTTCTATGGTATATGGAAGAATAATGAAGTCAATAATCCTGAATATATGGTTTGGGAAAAAGATTATAGTCCTAACATTTAATTAAGAAATGTTTAAGATTCATAATATTATTGACATTTTTTGATTTATCTTATATAATTACTATCACAGACCGCAAAGGAAATTGTTCCATGTCTCTAAACTAATGACCTAACCATTTACATAGTCAAGAATATGACAACTATACCGTACCTAGAAGGTCCAGAATTTGATGACGAGGATGATGACTTAGTGTCGTTGACCTCGATTTTTAATGAGATAAAATCAAAACTAAAAATTGAAAAAGGAATTTTTGGTCATTGGTTAAAACCAGGTCAAGTAGACCCTCAAAGATTATATGTATCTCGTAGAGTACAACGATTAATTTCAACTCTACAACTCAACACTTATGGAAAGTTTCAAAGACACTTTGCAAGACCTCTAATTGTTGCAATTAGACCTAATGGTAAACTTGTTGATGTTGATGGACAACATACAGCAATATTAGACCTAGCAGCAACAGAAGGAGGTGACCCTGAACTTCTCCCATGTCTTTATATTGAACATCCTGAAGATAGATCTCTTCAAGATTGTTTAGAAATAGAAGCAGCAGTATTCTATGCTTTAAATAACAATCGTAAAGACCCAACTCATGTAGATAAAATGAAAGCAGGTTTGGCATTTGGACTGCCTGATGCTGTTAAATATAATGATAATCTAGTTGAATGTGGTGTTTACATTGATGGATATGATTATCTTGGTGATGAAGAAGGATGCCCCATGACTGGAGAGTATCAATGGAGGCAAGCAATTAACAAATTTGGTGTACCCATTGTATCTAAGGCATGTTCCAAGTTGATTGAACTACAACAAAATAAGAATTGGAGACAACCAAAGAATCAAAAGAAAATAATAACTTCTATTCGTAGTGATATGGTTATTATTCTATCAACACTTTACAAATTCATTAAAGATGCTAAGATAGGTGGTGGTGCTAAAGAGAAGTTAGTATCCATTAATGATTTCATTGATAACAAGTTAGTTGAGAAAAAGAGAGTAACATGGTATGAAGGTATCTCTGGTTCTACAACAGGAATTGTTGGTGCATTGCGTATCATTAAAGAACACAATGATGACCCTAATTCTACATCTATAGGTGATGATTTACTTAAAAGATACAATTTAGTTATTGATGCTGATAAACCTTCTAACAAATGACAACTGCTCTTCAAGCATTAACACAAACGACTGGTAATCGTACTGATAAATGGAACACTCCTACTGATTTTGTAGGAGATGTTGTTAAGTTCTTTGGTACGATTGACCTCGACCCATGTTGTAATAGTAAGGACAATCCTAATGTACCTGCTAATAACTATTATGATGAAAGTGATGATGGTTTATCACATAAATGGCATGGTAAAGTGTTTATGAATCATCCTTATAGTAATAGTAAGGAATGGATTCCATACGCTGTATCACAATATGAACAGGGAAATGCTAAAGAGTTAGTGTTATTAATTAAACTAGATGTATCTACTAAATGGTGGAAATCATGTTGCAATTATCCTTGGATTGCTATTAACAAACGCATGAGATTTGGTGATGCTAAGAGTGCATCACCATTTCAATCTGCTATAATATATCTTGGTGACAATCTTACTCACTTCAATGAAGTATTTGGTAAGTATGGTACATTATATGTGCCATTCGATAAAGTGTCACAAGATCTCACCACAAGTCCTATTCAATCTCTTATACTACAAGCATGAGGAAATTCTTCTCCGATAAGTTACAAATTAAGTACATCCGAAAGGCACTTAAGAATCCCCATTTATATAATGATGAGGAACTTATCAAACTAAAAACTTCTCTTCAAAAATTATATGATGAGAAGGAAAAAACAAGACAAATTATCAACCGAGGTTTTGGTTATGACTAAGAGACTATTTGTTCCAACAGTTGAATATGATGAGAATTATGACAACTGTCAAGAGCAAGAAGATGATTGGGTTTCTTCAGTAATAGGAACCGAATCAGATGCTGTTTATGATGTATTATCAAACCTATGACTAACAAATGGGAAGTATTATTAGCAAGGGATAACGGTCACAATCGTACCGTTATTATTGAAGATTGTATGTATGAATCAGAAGCACAATCTGTTGCTGAGAATATGTACGGTCAAGAGGTACTCCGAGTATTATATAAAGGTCCAATGAATAATTCACAACCAAGAGATTACAATCAATTTGAACGTCATGCAGAAAGAACCAGATACACTGGACCAACTGCATTTGAGTGGGCATTTAATGGTAATGGAGGTAGTGGATTAGGTGTATTAGCATTACTACCTATTGGCATAGGAGTAATATTAATTGCTGAATATTGGATACCATTATTAATACTTACTCTTGGTGGTGGTGTTAGTTATGGTATAGTTAAATCAGTTTATCCTTCAAAAGATAAGAAGAAAGATGAAACCGTATTATGAACAATCGTATTGGGATAGTCTTTTTAGTTGGAAAGAATTAGAGTATTTAATTAACATAAGACCATTAATGTCTGCCAGTAGAGTTAATATATTGGGTGACGAACCTGGTCTTAAATGGCAAAATACTGAATGGACTAAAGACTATAGTTGTTTACCACCTTCATTACTTAGGGAGGTGTTAGATAACTATATTGTCTTTATTTCAGACATGTCGAGATCTACTAAGAACATAAATGACTTCGCTAAAATGTTAGAGAAGGAGTATGGATTTCAGGCAGATGCACACATTTATATCTGTATGAATACATCTATTAAACATCATTTTGGTACACATTTTGACTATAATGATAATGTTATAGTTCAATGTGAAGGTGAAACTAATTGGAAAGTGTGGGATGAAGTAACAGATACTAGACAACAAAGATACTTAATGGATATTAAAGATGACCCAATTATAGATGTTAATATGAAACCAGGAGATACAATATGGATACCAAAGAATTATCCTCATAGAGCAACATCTAATACAGTTAGATTATCTGTAAGTTTCCCATTAGCACATCATAGAACTTACTCATATGAGGATTACTTTGAAGATAGAAATTGGGTTAATTTGTATTAACTGATACGTGTTAATATCATAACAAATGTATAAATAATGGTAGTCACCGAAAGGTACAATTAGGAGATAACAAGATGAACTGAAACCTCATATATTATGAGTCAATAGTTTACAAGGAGGTCTAATTGTCCAACAGTTTAATAACATTCAATCAAATGGCACACTGGAAACATGGTGTCAATCAATCATCACAAGATGATAAAATAGACGAATACTTTGAGTGCTTAATTGATTGCGAAGATGACCACAATAGTTGTAGGAGGGTATGTTCAGAATTATTAGTTTAACGGACAATTACCACAATTAAATAAAAAGAGGGTTTACAAACCCTCTTTTTTAATGTATAATATGCACATGAAAGACACAATTTTATTTGGAGATTGTCGTAAGACGTTATCAGCGTTCTTACCAAATAGTGCGAGGATGTGTGTAACATCACCACCATATTACGGACTGCGTGATTATGGAGGAGAAGATGAACAGATAGGACAAGAACAATCACCAGAAGAATATGTTAACGAAATGGTGAATGTGTTCAGAGAAGTTAGAAATGTATTGACTGAAGATGGTACATTGTGGTTGAATATTGGTGATAGTTATTATAATTACAGGAAAGATGGATGTATCCCTAAACAAACATTCGCTGCTAATAGACAAGATTTACCAAAGACTACACCTCGTAGATCTAACAAACTAAATGGATATAAAGATAAAGATTTGATTGGAATACCTTGGATGCTTGCGTTTGCATTAAGAGCAGATGGATGGTATTTAAGACAAGATATTATATGGCATAAACCTAATCCAATGCCTGAATCTGTACGAGATAGATGTACTAAATCACATGAGTATATCTTCCTACTAAGTAAGAACAAGAAATACTATTATGACAATGAAAGTATTAAAGAACCAGCGAAAGATTGGGGTACTCGTGATAGAACTAAAGGAAAATATCACAATAAAGGTACAGGATTACAACCCCATTCTGGACTCACTAAATCATATCCAAAGAAGAATAAAAGATCTGTTTGGAGTATAACAAATAAACCATATAGAGGTGCTCATTTTGCAGTATTTCCACCCGATTTAATAATACCATGTATCAAAGCAGGTTCAGAGAAAAATGATATAATTCTTGACCCATTTATGGGTAGTGGTACAACTGCAATGGTAGCAAAAGAGTTGGGAAGGTATTACATAGGGTGCGAATTGCACGAGGATTATGGTAAATTAATACAAGAACGAGTTAATAATAGAAAAGGAACATTAGAAAACTTCTTATAACAAGGGGTCTTGATGAAAGTGTCCTTATAGTGAGAGATCGAGTCAAACCTGACATTCTATACGATCTAGTCTAACCTGACCTTCTCTCACCCTATTGTTTATTTTTTGACTACATGGCAACACGCAGACGCACATCAGCATCACGCAAAACTGCTAAATCTGCTACACCCATTGTTAAGGAATCAAGGGCAACTGTTAAGAAAGTTACAACAACTGCCCCTAAACGTGTAAATAAAGTTACACCGAAAGAGGTAATTAAAGTGACAGAAGTAACACCAACTCCCGTAAAAGATACCCTTAACTTAGAGAAACTACTCAAGGATTACCCTCGTGATGGTTTCGCACTTGCTCTTCTTCCTTTACTATTATTGGAAGCATTAACCAAAGAAGGTTTAAAGTTAGCAGGTGTAATTTCTTAAATTATATTACACTGGGGATTGTAAAATCCCCTTTTTTATGTTAAAATTACTTTATTATTATGCAAAACAAACATTTAGAACACCCCGAAGATTGTGTAATTAGTGGTGACTTAAATGTATTAAACTGGTTCACTGCTAATGGTAACATATCGGCAAAGATTGATGGGGCCCCAGCAATAGTTTGGGGAACAAATCCTGCCACTAATTTATTCTTTGTAGGTACTAAAAGTGTCTTCAACAAAAAACTCATCAAAATCAACAGCAGTCATGCAGACATTGATAACAATCATCAAGGAGAAGTGGCAACTATTTTGCATCACTGCTTTGATAATCTTCCTCGTTCAGTTACTATCTACCAAGGTGATTTTATCGGTTTTGGTGGGTGCGATAATTACAATCCTAACACCATCAGATATTTCTTCCAAGATAAAGTTACCGAAGAAATCATAATTGCACCTCATACTTATTACATAGCAGAGTCAGATCTCAGGGATGCTGAAGCTTTCCCTCTTGAATTTAACTTGGAAAGTAATAACAATGTGCTATTTGTTAAACCAGATGTTTATATCAATAGTAATAGGGAAGATATTACTCAGAGATGCAATTTTGCAAGACAAGTTGCAACTTTATGCGAATTTCCTACTAATACTAGACAAATAGCAAGGATAAAGAAGCACTTTAATGCTTGTATTAAGAATGATATTGAGATAGATGATATAACATTAGAGGCGATTGCCCATGATAATGATTGTGATGTAAACGTATTAAGACTATGGAAGTTAATACAATCAATTAAGATTGATCTACTATGTTATCACATAGAGGCTGATGATAGCATGGAATGTTACATTGAAGAAGAGAGATGTGACCATGAAGGTTATGTTTTATCTAACGATTATGGTTCATATAAGATAGTTAATAGGGAAGGATTCTCTAAAGCAAACTTTCACTTAGGAGTGCAATCAGCATGACTTTATATACATCAGGTGATATGCAAGTATGTGACCATAGTTTACATTTAGTGAGAGAGATTTATGATTGGTTTTATACACAATATAATGAATTTACTCAAGTAGATGTAGAAGTTCATCAGTGTAATCTTACTGAGAGTAATTGTTATGGATTCTGTCAAATTGCAGAAGATTGTAATGATGAAGGTAAGCAAGAGTTCTTAGTACATATTCACCATAGCTTGTCGGAAAAAGAATACACTAAAACCATATTACATGAGTTTGTTCACATTGTCCAGACAATTAGAGGACTATTTGATGATGAAAGAAGGGAATCTGAGGCATTATTGTTAGAAGATGTGTTATATGCTGAGTTTCAACAAGGGGGGGTCGCCTAAAGTGTTCCTATAGTGTAAGACAGTCAACGGATCACTAAGTTTCTGACTACTCTGACACACTTGACTTAGTACCTGTAATTAGACTCAGTAAATGGGTTAGGATCAGGTGAAGCACCTCTTGAGCAAGTAAGAAGCAGAGACATGATGTTGGAAGAAACCTATCACAGCACACAGATGACTGATGGTTGAGCAAGGGTTTAATCATTTTGGATTGTGGGGTTATCCTACTAAGATTCCTTATATGATTACTTGCAAGTGGTGGGGGTTCAGGTGTAAGCGATTCCCATAGGGTAAATTTGGGCATGATGGGTGAAACCCTCGTAGATGCCCCACTCTCTCAACTGCTGCTAGTCCCTTTGGTGGTTTCAGACTAGGAGGCGATAGGAAACTACATTGTGGGCAAACGCAAGGCAGGGGTGAGCAACAATTCAGGAGTCTCTTAGATGGCACACTGTGGAAAACTCTTTAAGTCGAACCTCTTGTACTGCTGATGTTCTAGGACATCTGAAAAGACAGTTTTGAAGTTGTAAGTCCCACACACTATTACGAGGAGATGGATGTGCCTCTCGGTTCGCAACCGAAGAAAGAACTAACATCCGCTAGCTATTTTACTTTTATTACAAATGGGAACTCGCTCACGCATAGGACTACAACTTGAGGGACAGATCATTTCAGTATATCATCACTGGGATGGTTATCCTGAGTGGTTAGGAGTTACACTTAATAAGAAGTTTAACACAAGAGAGAAGGTTGAAGAGTTGATTGATGGAGGAGATATGTCCTCTTGTGATTCTGAGTATGGATGGGATTACAATTATATTAATCGTGAAGAAGTTAAGAGAGAAGTATCTGCTCCCACATACTATGCAGATAGAGGTGAGGACTGCCCACCAAAGATCTCTGAGTCAATTACAGAGTATCTTGACCAAACAGAGAAAACAGATGGTGAGTATGCTTACCTATTTGACAATGGTGAGTGGACTTGCTATGATATAGGTCAGTATCATGGAGTTAGAGGTAGAATCCTTGATATTCCAGCAGAGTTTCCAGCAAGAATGGCATTTTAGTATGCCACTTCAATAACTGGCACATCCGACTTGTATTATGATGTAAAACTGCTACAATACATTTGTTGAGAGATATGTGGTTCCATAGCCCCGATTAAGTTTGGGGGTTCAGGTGTAAGCGATTCCCTATGGGTAAATTTGGGCAGCATGGGTGAAACCCAGATCATTGCCCCACTCTCTCAATTTTTTCTTGTGGTATGACTTAGTACCTGTAATTAGACTCAGTAAATGGGTTAGGATCAGGTGAAGCACCTCTTGAGCATACCACACCCCTTTGTAAACGACACTACTTTTTATTATGTCACTTGATTCATCTAACGCAGTTTCTTACAACTTTGCGGAGTTCCTACTTGAGAACGCAGATACAGCAGCAGATGTATTAGCAGTTCTTGATGATGTTGCGGAGGTGCAAGAGACCGCTTTATAAACTGGCACAAACATGCCCCCATCTCCTGTTGGGGGCATTATAATAATTACATACACAACAAAGGAGATTCAAATGCCAACAGTTCTTACAAGAGAAGAGAGAGAGCAAGTGGTTGCGGATCTTGAAAACAGAATCCTTAGATGGACAAATCAGTTATGTATCTCACTTGCTGAGAACTACAAGCAGTATCATAGAAGAATGATTGAATCTAATGCTGCAAGGTTTAATGCTGATGGTAGTAGAGCAGATCTATCACGCTATGCACAACAGCAATTAAATGAGTTAAATGAGGGTACATTCAAAGGAATGAGATTTACCATAGAGGAAGGTAGAAAGTATTATAAGATCATATCAAATGACTGGGATGAGCGTAGAAAAGAGTGGAATAGTGGTGGTGTTCACGCATTTGTGAATAAGAAAACTGGTGAGATCTACAAACCAGCATCATGGAAATCTCCAGCAAAGCACGTTAGATATGATCTAAGAGTTATTAGAGATCGTGAGTATGTGCTTGATCCACGCAACTGCGGATGGGCAGGTGGTTATCTTTATATGAGGTAATCACTATGCTTGTAAATCTATCCAAAGAAGAACTCTGTCTCCTTTCGATTGCACTTAACGAATATCAAATGGAGACAGATAATTATCATCTTGATGAAATGAAAGAAATTTCAACCAAGATTGATAACCTTTATAAAGTTTGTACCTGTAAGGAGGATTAAATGTTACATCTTATCGCACTATTCGCTATCTGTGCTATTGTATCTGCTATGATAGTTTTAACGGTTTACAATCCACATCACCATTAAAATGAATTTCAAACCTATTACACCACGCACCCGATCAAGGGCTGATGGTAAGTGGATTAAGTGTCCACATTGTTCTCAAACTAACAAAGTATATCACTTTAGTTGGTCAGCATTAGTTTGTTTATGTTGTAGAGAGAGTGTAGAAAAGTATGAGTGGGGTGTAGA